TGAATCTGTTGGTGCTCCTGGTGCAGGAAATACTGCAATTGAACCAGAACACTCTCCTTATTATTATGATTACACTCGTAATGACCCTAATAGAGAAAATCCTTTTACAGAAAATGATGGACTTGATTATGAAGTCGATTATATGAGTTCTTCTGCTGATTACATGTCAGATATAGATGATATGTACTCACATCATTTTACAACAGAACAACCAATGGCACATTATTTTAAATATCATGAAGAGGAAATTCTAAAAGATATTCAAGAATACGTATCAGGAACTTATAAAGGACATTATACAGGAAACTCTCATGAGTATCGTAAAGTTCAAACCATAGATTTGATGGCATCTAAAGATTTAGCAGCCTCTTTTTGTCAAGCAAATATAATTAAGTATGGAAGTAGGTATGGAAATAAAGACGGAAAGAATAAGAAAGACTTGATGAAAGTCATACATTATGCTATGCTATTATTACACTTTGATGGACATTATGGAGAACCATCTATGCCATCTGGAAACTTCGAACAAATGCCTTAATTATGCAAACATTTCAAACTCTTGAATCACTTGAATCTATGAAACTATCAGAAAAAACATTTAATTTATTAAAGAACTTTTCTTCAATAAATCAATCAATATTATTCAAAGAAGGTAAGTCTCTTCGCACAATGTCTGTGATGAAAAATATTCTTGCTGAAGTTGAAGTTGAAGAAGATTTTCCAAAAGATTTTGCAATTTATGATCTTGTTCAGTTTTTGAATAATGTATCTCTTTGTGCAAATCCAGAATTAGATTTTACAAACGAATCTTATGTTAAAATTGTAGATGGTAAGCATTTTGAAACCGAATACTTTTTTGCAGACCCAAGTGTAATTGTTACACCTCCAGAAAAAACTTTAACTCTTCCAAGTGAAGATGTTTGTTTTATTCTAGATCATGATACTTTGATCCGTCTTCTTAAAATATCAGCAGTTAATCAGTGTTCTGACTTATCTGTAGTTGGTGAAAATGGAGTTGTTAAGATGGTTGTTCGTGATAAGAAGAATGATACATCAACTAAAACTGGAATGATTGTAGGAGAAACAGATAAAGAATTTTCATTCAACTTTAAGGTAGAGAATATTAAAATATTTCCTGGTACTTATGAGGTTGTCATATCTAAAAAATTACTTGCTCGTTTTGTAAATAAAGCATCATAATCTAACTTACTTTATTGCACTTGAACCTGATTCAACATTTGTAGAATGATCTTTGATAAAGTCAGTCTTGTTACAGGTGGATTTGATCCAATACATAGTGGTCACTTAAGATATTTTGAAAGAGCAAAAGATTTTTCTGATTATCTAATTGTTGGATTAAATGGAGATCCTTGGCTTAAAAGAAAGAAAGGACAATACTTTCAATGTTGGACTGAAAGAGCAGATATTATCCGTCATCTCGATATGGTAGATGCTGTGATATCATGGGATGATGCTGATGATTCTGCAAGAGGTGCGATTAGAAAATGTTTAGAAATATCTAAGCAAGTTGTATTCTGTAATGGTGGTGATAGAGGGCATAGTAATACTCCAGAAACTATGGGATTTGCTAATCATGAAAATGTTATATTTGAATATGGTGTAGGTGGAACTGATAAGATAAACAGTAGTTCTTGGATACTACATAATTATTTTGATCGTCAACGCAAATTATTAGGAATCTAATGCAAAAAGAAATCTTTTTCACTCCAGAAGAAATGCAAATTATTCGTGTATGTTTGCACAATGCACCAATCCCTTATGATCAAGGAGAGGGTGCAAAAGAACTTAAAGTATTACAGGAAAAAGTAGGCCCTCCAATATCAAGAGAGGGTGAGGGAGAAATCCTAGTAGAATGTGATTTGGAGAAGTATCAATGAACAATGTTGGATTAGAAGTTGTCTTTTGGACAATACTAGCACTTTATCTTTTAACAAAATTAGGAGTGTTTAAAAAATGATTTTACCAGGTTCTACAGTTAAAGTAACTGATGAAAATTCAATATACAGAGGGTATGTTGGATGTGTTCAAAGAATACAAGGTAAGAAAGCAGCAGTTCTAATGGATTCTCATACTCCTTGGGATAAAATGATTACTTTTAAACTCTCTGAACTTTCAGAACAAACCGAAGGTTTCCTATACTATCCACCTAAAAAGAAAAAATGACTGTAGTTCACTCTGTGAATATTATGGTACTAATTTTGGTAATATCAGTTACAATTGTTATAGCCTATATAATGAAGCATGCTTATGAGGAAATGAACGATGCAAAAACTGATTAATGGGATCGCTATTGCAAGTGGTATTGTATCTCTCACCGTTATTGGTCTTGGTGGTTACGTATTCATACGCAAGGATGCGATTATCGATAGCGTCAAATCAAAAATTACAGAAGCAGCGTTAGGATCTGTTACTGGATCTCTTCCAGATATGATGCCTGATGCGACTGGTCCTGCTTTACCAGTAGCACCATTCTAGGAGGTTATTATGAAATTAGATATTAAATGGATATCAATTGGAGTGGTTGGTAGTTTATTTGCAGTATCTCATCTTGGTATGATAGGATATATTGCAAGTAGAAAAGAAACAACCAAGTTACCAAGTTTGGATATACCTGTAGGTCCTTACACATCATATAAGGCAAGTGTAACAGACGATAGTTATGTTATTCAATATCAAGGAAACGATCCTAAGACAGCATTTATTACTAAGGATATTAAAGAGAAAGGTGGTTTCTTAGGACTAGCAAATGAAACTACCCAGATTACTGAAGAGTACTTCATGGATGGTCAGACAAACCAAGGAGGTCCTGTATCAAATCATAGATCTTGGATTGACATGCCACCTGGTTTGACAGGTGCACAAACAGACGCAATAACTTCTGCCCGAAAAAGTGAAGCTTGTATCAAAGCAATCGGAAGTGCAGAAGGTACAGGTCGTCTTGTTGGTACAAGCATTGGTGCGGCTGCTGCTCCTTCTCTCAGTAGTATCCCCTTTGTTGGTTGGGTCGCTGCTGGTTGGGTGGCAATGTTTGGTGGTAATCAGGGAGCTGATATAGGTGGTGGTATGGCGGAGGATATGTCTAAAGACTGTTAATGGAAATAAAAGAGATTAATATTAGAGGTGTCGGTGTACCTGAGATCCCTATTGTGAATCCATATGTTGCTACACCATCAATTCCATGGGCACCACCTGTAACAATACACATTGGAAAACCAATAGTTGATATGCCAGGTTGTGTGGAAGCACACCCAGAAGACCAAGGTAAAAGTCCCTCTCTTCCTAAGGAAGATCCTGAAGGGACTGTTACTTTATGTGATGGTCAGTATCCATCTTATGATGCGATGGACTATACACCAGAGCAATTAGTAATACAAAGAGACGTTCCACCACCAGAAGTTGAACCGCCACCAGAGGTTGACCCACCACCAATACCTGATACTGGTGATGTAGGTGGTGAAACACCATGTCCTGCACCTAATCAACCTAGAGTAGGTGACTTAACACAGGATGGTAGTGAGAAAGTAATAGGTCATGAATTACAAGGGACTACCTGTGTAGTGTTGTATGAAGATACTACAACAGCCGAGAAATACCTTCCTTCTACAAATCAGGTCAGCACTACGGCAGCAATAGCCGTGGTCGCAACAGCCGCAGCTGCTGCAACACCATTATTATTGAGAGTAATAAAACCTGTTATTAAAAAACTTACTACAACAGTACAAAAGAAATTGGGTAAGAAAGTTAGTCCACCTACCCGTGCAGAAATAAAAACTAATGAATATCGTGCGAAGAAAGGTTTACCACCTATAAAGAAAAAATAATTATTTACCGTATCCTATTGATACTTCTTTTAAAACAGTTGCATCATTACTAACCTTAGGTGGTGGAGTAATCTTAGGTATGCTATGTGCATGTGGAGCTATATTATTTACATTCTGTACAACAACATCAGCACATACACTGTAATATGGTGACTTTGGATGGAATGATATACCAGCTTTTAATAATTCTCCACAGTTCTTTAATCTTGCAATCTCAAAATCTAATCTCTTATTAGCAACTTGTTGGTTTTGTAATGCTATTTGTGTTGCAACTGCATCTTTACATTGCTGTTGTAGTTCTTTGTCTAATGGTGTACTCCATGTCATAGAGAAACCCATACTTAAACTATAATTATCTTTCTGTCCAGTTCTTGTGGGAACATGATAGAGGATGTCACCTGGATTGTCTGGTGCACCATCATCATCTAAGTCACGCATGTCGTACACTGGCGAATTATAATATCCCTCATACGGTTTTGTCCATGATCCATTCCCAGTTACAAACGGTGTGAAATTTCTGGTAGGTCCTTGACATGATATACCATTACCATAAGTGTTAGTTATATACGGTCCTTGTAAAACTTGTATAGCTTGGTTGGTCACTGAGCCACTGGAATTTGCGATCGGCGATGCAGTTGCACTTACCCCGCCAATACCCTCAGCAAAAGCATTAACAGGATGAAGACCAATACAGATTCCACTTATTGCGAGAAGATGCTTGTAGTATCTGTTACGCTTGTTACCTCTGTTACCCTTTGGATGATCGTGTGATTTTGCAAACCAGGACCTGAATACGTCTCTGTAAACTGAAACGCGTTTCCTGGTGTTGTCTGTGTGAAGGTTGGTTTGTTTGTTATTCCCGTCCATGATGATGTCACGCCATTAATAGTTACATTATTAGTACCAGTGGTAGGTGATAGGTTACCAGTCGCCGTTACCCCTGATCCTGTTGAAGTATATTGATATCCTGTAGAATAATCCATCGAATTTATAGTCTCAGTCACTGTCGAAGTAGTCTCAGTATGAGACGTCATCGAGCCTTGAGTAAAATTTGGCACCACAGGCACTGCTATGACTGGGTTTATGCCACCCATAGCAACAACTAAAAGGAATAATTTAAGTCTATTCCTCATAGTTTATTAGTCGATTACGGTAATTTCCGTTACGAATTGTCCTGTAGCCACAGTACCCGCGCCACCAGCTGTTACCGTGATTCCACCATCTTGCCCAACAGTACCTGCTAAGTCGCCAGCAGTACCAGCAGCATAAGAGGTCATTGAACCGAAGTTACTTACAGCACCAGTAGATGGAGCAGAAGTTGGCAAAGCATCGCCTTGAGTGAATGAAGTACTAAATGAGAACGCTTCTCCATTAGTCGCTGATAATTGGTTAGCAGCTATGGTACCTGGACCATAGATTCCACTAGCAATT